AGTCATATTGTTACCCACCTTATCAGGGTCAAGATCCATAGACTTAGCAATCTCACGTACCACATAGTCCATTCTAAAGAACGGTGCTAGTGTTGGGTTCTGTCCTATCTGCAAGAATTGCATCAAGCGTTGACTACGTACTTCATCAGCCATCAGACTTTCTGTACCACGAGCTTTAATCTCTAAGTCACCCTTAATCTCTGGATCAAAGTCAAACTGCATATTAAAGTTAAAGAATGCTTTGCCAAGTGGTGCAAGAAGATAGTCATCTATATTTTTAACCACGTTCCTAATACTACCGTTGGCAGCAGACATAAGCATAGAAATACCACTAGCGGTACGACCAACACCCGAAACGCCTGTCTGCCCATGAGCAAACGAAGGAAAACCAGTAGACTCATCAGCTAATACCCTTGCCTTGTCAAACATCATCATATTCTCAGAACTTACATTAGGAAATTTAGTTCCAAAGATAGCTTGACCTGGTGCACCGCCCTGCCTTCTAAATATTTTTCCAGGGTACACAGACAAGTCTTGCCCAGGAACTAGATTAGTTTCATCTACTTCAATCAACAAGTTACCTGACAGTGCAGCATTATCTACTGCCATACGCATAAACCCATTCATCAAAGTCTGTGTATCATCCATATTTTCTGCAATACCTACACCAAAAATACTGTAAGGGTTCATCTCATAAGGGGCAGCAAAGTATGGAATATAAGCAGGAGTAAAAGGGTTCATTACCAAACGTAATACTTGACTATTACATACCCAAGCATTTACACTTAATTGCTCAGTGTCTTGTAATTCTTTTGGTATCTCTATCTCTTGTTCTTTTAATATTTCTGTATCTACAAAGCCCCAAAACTCTAACACCTCAAATCTTTCTGATCTAGACTCCTGTGCATCATCCTCCATAGCTTGTTCCCACCATTCTTTAATGTAGGACTCGCCTAAGTTAAGAGCATTATCTATTGCATTCTTTCTAAAATAAGGTCTATTTTTTAAACCACGCAGTTGTGAACGAGACATTTTATGACGTTCTACAATATATTCAGCTTCTTCCATAGTGGCTGCATCAGGATCAGGATAGAAGTTCCAAATAGATACGCTACTAGTTTGTGGTATTGTTTTAAATACAGGAGAGTATTCACCATTTTCATCCCAATTAGGATACTCTTTATCTACAGCAAACGGTCCTTTCATAATGCCAGTACCAAAAAGAGCTGACTCAAATGCTGCAGCTCTCATGTGTTTCTTTGCGTGAGATTCTTCTAACTGGTCGTGTATCTTTTTCTCCATTTTCTTTGCTGCAACTTCTGCAGGAAAAAATTGTGGAGATGTAGGAGTCTTTGCATAACCAGGTTCTACTCTATCTATCACAGGTTCTAAATTATCTTTTAAACCTGCAAGTCTTTCTCTAAACTCTGGATATGTTTCCCCAGGCATTAACTCTGGTGAACTCTCTTTAGCTTTTAATTGTTCTGGGTTTGTTTCAAAGTTTACTACTTCTTCTACACCCTCAGGTAATCTAGTAGGATCAATACTAATAGGAAACTTATTACCACCAAACAAAACATCTGCTATTTGACCATACGCAGCAAGAACTTTTGTTTTAGTTATCTTAACAAATACTTGAGATTTTTCAGAAGAAGTAAACTGCACATCTGGTCCATATATACCACGATAGTTTCTATATGCTTGTATCCAACGATGTTCTTCTGTTTCTCTTGCAGTTTCTGCTCGTTCATACCTTTCTTTTACAAAAGCTACAATTTGACCAGCTTTAGGATCAGAATATTCCTCTGCCTCTACATCTTCAATGGAAGAGGTCTCCTCCATATCCATGATCATATCTTCTAATTCTTCTGCCATATTATATCCTTAATAGCCAAATGTTGCATCTGCAGCTTGAAACCCTGTTCTAGTTACAGCAGGATCAAAATCAAATATGTTACTTCTTGGTCTAGTCATTATACCATAACGTAAAGCATCATATAAGTGGTCCTCTGCATTAGTGTTTACATCTTCTGGGTTATTTTTATCAAGAGGTATGGAAGGTAACTGAGAAATGGTATTAGTACAATTATTAAAAAATACCAGTCTTGGTTCTTCAGTAAACTCATCAATCTGTAAACGTCTATGTATTTCGTTTTTACCTGCAACTCTTGATCCTCTAGATCTATCTGATGGTCTCCACCTACAACCTTTCATAATCATTTGCTCTGCTAGACTAGGGCCTGTGTCACCACGATTGTGCCATAAAGAAGAATCCAAAACGCCATATCTTATTCTTTCTCCACTTTCTGCTTCTAATATCATATCAGCTAGATCAGTAGCAATTACTTTAGATACATAAAGCTCTCTATAAACTATCAACTGTTCTGATGGACTTATAGCAAACCAAAGAACTCCTGTATAAGAACCATAACCATAGTCACAAGCTCTAAACCTAACCCAGCTATTTGGTATATCGTAAGGTTCTACTACATGTTCTTTCCTATTAAATTCAGGAAAGGCTGCTCCCTCTTGAATATCCCAATCACCTTCTAACAACTGTCTACGTTGATGTTCTGGTAAAGATAAAAGGTTAGCTTCATACATACCATCTTCTGATAAGTATGGATTATCAAAGAGGGTGGCTGGAATAAATCTACGTTTGAACAGAGGCTCACCCTCTCTGCTATGGCCCTTAGGCCACACAATAGTTTTATCGGTATCTATATCTGTAGCCCAAAAAGCTTTATTATGTGGTGAAGGATCAATAAAGGTTTTCTTTACCCACTGATGTCCTGGACCTCCAGGGTTTGTTGTAGCTCTCATATATAAAGGTAGGTCACTATCTTTTGATGCACGTAGTCGTGAACGCATGTAGTTCCAAGGATAAGGTGTAGGCCATTGTGTAAGCTCGTCAAACCCTATCCAGTTAAAAGCCTGACCTTGATAACGCATTACATCATCATCACGATCTAGATAAGACATCCAGAGAGTTGCTCCACTAGGTGACACCCAAGTTTTGTCCCTCTCCATAAACTTAATTCCAGGCACTGCTTTGGGATACAGATCTTTTGATATAGAAATAAGTTCTCTTAACTCTTCTGTGCTTCTACGAACAAGCAACATACTAGCCTGTGAGTTACCAAAGTAGCGTATGGGATCTACCACCATTGCATATGATTTACCACCACCAGCAGATCCACCATATAGTACTTCTTGTTCTGTTGCAGCTAAAAAAGAAGTTTGAGGCCCATCGTTTGCTTTAAATATAACTTTTTGTTTAGGCTCTTCTATCTCTTCAGTATATATCTTCTTTGGTTGAACCCTGGATACGTTTGATACTGTCTTCGATTTTTTTCGCTTTATCACTCGCTTCTTTGTATCGCTGGGCATAGTAGCGTTGGTTTGCAAGATCTTTCTTAAGTCTCGACTCACGATTCACTCTTTCATTTAAAGCTACGTAACTAATACTTCTTCCAGACTGTGTGGTTAACCAGTTTGCAACATCTCTGTAGCTATATTTTTTTAAATGCTTTTTTGCATCTTCGTATAATTCTAATTGCTCAGGTATTGGTAATAGTATATCTTCATCATTAGGATCTTGTTTATATCCAAAAGGTATCTTTCTACCAACTCTAACCACAGGATACCATATTTTTTCTCCGTTAATGATATCTGGTTTAGGTAATCTCCAAGTTCTTTGAACTTTACCCATCTTCTTTCTCTGGTAAAATAAATAAAGGATTAGCAGCCTTTACTTCTATTTTATCTGTTTTTGCAAAACCTGCCCTGTCTAGTAAATCTTTTGCAGCAACTATCTTTTCTTTATTACCTAAATCTGTGGGACTAGCCATTACCTCAGACATAGCCCAAGCTGCTTTTGAACCACTAGAAGCAATAAATTTTTTAGTAAGCTCTGCAATTTCTTCTTGTAAAACTGAGGTTATTTTTGTAGAAGAGGTATTAGGGGCATATCCAGCAACCTTAATAGCAGCCACTGGATCACCCCTACACTCATCTGTAAATAAAACATCTAAAAATTTTTGTTGTTTCTCTGTAAGATTATGTGCCATATACCTTATACCATATCTCTGAACGAGATACCCCTATATCTTTTAGTGTTCTATCTGACATATTATTTAGTTGCCAGTAAGCTATTCTTTTTTCTTGTGATTCTTTTATAAAGTTGTATATACGTTTAAACATTTTTATCTCCTTCTATGATGCACTTGCATCTATGAGGATAGTTTTACATATTTAAAAGATAAGTACAACTTATAGTTATGCAACCCCGTTATGTTAGGATTGCATATTGTTTAAGATAAAACTACACGCACTGTTGTAGATGTACTACTAGCACGTCTGTAGTTTAATATTGTTGCATTGCCCACTGCTTTTGGTACAATGAAACTGTGTAGTCCTGCAGCAAGTTCTAAATCATTATCACCAGCATCAGCTTCTGCAGCAGTAAAACTTATATCTATTGCATGGCTGCAATGAATATAGACTGTGCTTGCATCAGTGCAGACTACGTGTGTTGTGGTTCCATCCCCAAGGGTGACTGCAGTTTGTACAGTCCACCCCAGGTCTTCACCAATCAAACCAACTTGATCAGCCATAGCTACCCCCCTAACTTATGTAAAGTTATGAGTTGCAGTACCATCACCAAACAAGTGACCTGTCACCATCCAGATAGCGTCAGTGATAGCCACACACTCTAGGTATCCACCAATAAAACGTCCATCAGTATCAGCATCTAAAACTAACTGATGATCATCTGCAGCAGGAACATTGAAACCATTTGTATCTATGTTTTCATTAAGAGCAACCACTGTGCCTACATCGTCTTTGTCCATTTGCAAAACAACACCCTGCATTGTATCGGATGAACTTGCAGCAGTCAAAGTGAATGTGCCTGTAAATGTTGTTCCAACATGGAAGTTGTAGTATAAACCTGCTTCTGCTGCAGGGAGTGTTACTGTAATACCACCTGCACGATTAAGAGTAAAGATTGTTCCTGACTCTGCTGCAGTTACTGTTTTAGTAGCATCAGTAATACTAGTTACTGCTTTCTTTAATGTTGTAAAGGTAAGCGGTGACTCATATACCTCAATACCTTCTTGTCTTGTTGTTGTTAGTGACATTGTTTATCCTCTCATTTAAATGTTACTATTTCTTTTTATTTTTCTTTTTTTCTGCAGCCCTTAGTTTTGCTCTTTCAATGGCTGTTAGTGGGCCAAACTTTTCTACAGCTTTTCTAGCTGCTTCATTTCCAGGTTTATTTATTGCATTTTGTAAAGCTTGCTCTCTACGTGTAAGAGCTTTTTTTGTATCATCTACTATCTTTTTAACTTCAGGATCGTCTTTTCTAGGCTTAAGTTTAGTTACTGTTACCTTAGGTTGGGCTGCAGTTTTTGCTACTGGTGGTTCTTTCTTTGGTCTCGCTTTAGGACGAAGAGTAGAAGTTAATGGTTTTTTAAGATCCTCTGCATAAACAGCAGCCATTACTTTGCCTTCTTTATTAGTATAGTAAAGAGCACCTGCTTTTTTAGCTGCAGCTATACTTTTATATTTTTTAGCCTTAGCTTTTTCTTTGGCGAGGGTGGAACCTTTTTCTTTTATCTTTGCATTAAGATATGTACGTAAAGTAGCCATTACTTCATTCCCTTTTTCATACCACCCATAGCTCCACCTTTTGCCATGCGAATGCCAGTATTCATTTTACCTTGGGATTTAACCATGCCACCCACATTGTAAGTCATAACCTTACCACCTTTAGCATAAGCTTTTTTCTTCATGCCACCCTTTGCCATGCCTTTAGTCATGCCACCTTTCTTCATTCCTTTACGGTCTTTAGAAGCAGCCTTCATTGATTCTGTTTTATCACCATCTTTATCAATATCTAAGAAGTCTGGTTTAGCAGCACCACCTGCAGCATAGCCTTTTTTCATACCACCTTTAGCCATACCTTTCTTTTTCATCATGCCGCCCTTCATCATACCTTTAGCTTTCATTTTGTGTTTCATTGTTCATCCTCACTATATAAATTGTTAAACACTCGTTGCGTATCCCATACGTAGTCTAC